CTTAGAAGGGTTCTGGTCTTGCGAACGTCAGTGCCTACGTAGTAACATTCGTCTTGCTCCTCATCTCGGACTCAGTCTCACGACTGACGTCCAGAGGCGTGCCCACGTAATCCTTATGCGGGCACGAAAAGAAACTCGGCGAATTCTCGGTACCATCCCTTCTCTCATCGAGGGTAGGTTTGGTCCGGGTTCTACGTATGGGGACAGGGGATCGTTGATAACGGTGCCCGATAAAATGTCTTCTAGTCCGACGTACACATCTGGCGCCTGGAGTTGGCTTGTCCCCTGGACAGGAACACTCTGGGCTTCGTCAGTGTGTGCATCCGGAAAGAACCTTGAGCGTGTCCGTGGTAACCGTTTCACAACGGTGCCTAAGGACTCGTCGAAGGATCGCGGCATTGCTGTCGAACCTTCGATAAACCTCTTCTATCAACTCGGCCTCGGCAGAGTTATGAAGAGCCGTCTGCTCTCGGCAGGTATCAACCTGTCGATTGGACAAGATGTCCACCGTGCCTTAGCTCGTAGAGCAAGTCGCGATGGTTCTCTCGTTACAATCGATCTTTCCAATGCGAGCGATACCGTCTGCAAGAATCTCGTTGAGGTCTTGCTTCCCAGTGATTGGTTTAACGCACTCAGTGAGTTGCGTAGTCCTTTCACGCTTGTCGAAGGAAAGTGGGTATTCCTCGACAAGTTTTCATCGATGGGAAACGGTTTCACTTTCGAACTCGAGACAATTATCTTCCTCGCCCTTGCTGCCGCTTGCGGCGGTGAGGTTGGGGTCGATACTTTCTCGTACGGTGATGACATCATCTGTCCTCGCCATATTTCGAAAGACGTTATTGCTATCCTCAACTATTGCGGTCTGTCCGTTAACGAGAATAAAAGTTTCGTTGATGGTCCTTTCCGTGATTCCTGTGGTGGAGACTATTTCGATGGTACGGATGTTCGTCCGTACTATATGAAGAAGTCCCCTTGTGAACCCCAGGATGTTGTTGCTCTGATGAACGGACTGCGCATGTCGTGCGCCGCAAATACTGTGGCGCGTTTCCCGGTAGTCCTCCGTGCTTGGCGAACCCTTCTAGAATCTCTCCCTCTACCCGTTCGCACGTGTAGGGGGCCTGAGTTCCTAGGGGATATCGTCATTCACGATCATCAGTCCTTCTGGTCTACGCGCTGGAAGAATAGCATAAGATACGTTCGAGCGTATGCCCCCGAGCCGCGCCTTCCGGTGCGTCTTCAAAGGTTCACGCCTGAATGTATTCTCGCTCTATCCACCTATGCGCCCTCCCCTCGCTTCCTCTCTGACAATGGCAACATTGCGATGAGAGGCGTGATTGGAGGTCACCGCGTAGTCTGGGTTCCGGCTAGTTAAGTTGCCGGAGCCCACGGGCG